ATTAGCTGAACGATATTCGCTAGAGAATCATATAAAATGTACTATATTTAACGCCAATTGGAAAAAATTCGGAAGAGCTGCTGGACCAATAAGAAATAAACAAATTATAGAATATTCCGATGTAGTTATTGCATTTTGGGATGGTATTTCTAAAGGAACTTTAGATGCCATTAAAAATGCAAAGAGACTTCATAAAGAGGTTCATATTGTCGAGTTTTAGAAATTTTTTAAGTACAAATAGTACAAATAGTACAACTGATACAAATCTAAAAGAAAGTTTTATTATTAAAGATGGTCGGTTGGTAATGGATTGGAACAGCAAGGATGGACAGAATTCATCTTTTGGTAAAGGGAAGAAGAAGATTCCTTATACATCTGAGCAAGAAAAGTTTAAAGGTGCTATAATAAAATCTGTATATAAGTTAAAGAAGAAAGAAGGTATAGAAGTATTAAAGTCATTAAAACAGAAGTCCAAGGTATCGATGGATTATTCTGAGTATAAGAAGTTCATTAAGAGAACGGCTATTTATTTATGTTCATCTAAAATTAATTTATTATCAAAAGCTGATTTTATAGTAACTCCTGAAACTTCATCTTCGTTAAATGAAGATATTTTACGCGAAATCAGCAAGATATATCCGAGTATAACTATTTTGCAAAATTCATTTATCAAAAATAATGTTTCGGATATAATTGTGGATTATGCTGATTTCGATGTTTCAGATTTAACTAAACGAAGCATTGCTAATATTCTCAAAAAGGCTAAACGAGATGGATTCATTGAAGTAAAAAAGGTTCCTAAGCCATTTCTTAATTATATTTCTAATGTTCTAAAAATAGATAAACATATATCTATTGACCAATTTCAAAATGCTAATGTTGTAGTATTTGATGACTTGTATTCTAGTGGATTCACATTAAAAGAAATGATTCTTTCTATGAAAACATTTTCACCTAAATTAGTTTCTGGATTAACCATCTTTAAATCGTAGATAGTTCTGTATAGATTCACGACTATTCAGTGCTATCATAAATTGTATGGTATTCCCTGATAATAAATATTTTATATTAGTTTTATATTAGTTTAAATACTTAATAATATGCAATATATAATAATGATACAATCTGATCGCAGATTTGAAGAATATCAATCAGTTATATAAATAATACTTTGATTGGAAGAATACTTCGATATTGACCGAAATGTCACGAAACTAGATATAGTCCATTGTGACTTTAAACTTGATGTTAGAATAATCCGATTGACTCGGATTTTTGGAGAAAACTATGGATACAAGCATGTTCAATTTCGATGCTATGAAGAAAGAATTGGGTGCTGACCCGTTCGCAAAAGAAACAGGAAGTCGTTACGCAAAAGATGAACGATTTTATATGTTACAGAAGGATAAGGATGGCAATGGTGCTGCATTGATCCGTTTTTTACCTGATTCTGAAAAAGGTATGATTCAGCGTTTGTATAAGATTAATACTACTGTTGTAAAGAATGGTAAGAAACGTTTCGTATCACAATTCTCACCCAGTACAATTGGTTTACCTTGTCCATTTCAAGAACGTTGGCAAGATCTTTGGAATGAAGGCAACAAAGAAGAAGGGAAATTATTCAGTCGTGGTATCCGATATGTGACTAATATTAAGATTCTTAAAGACCCAGCATGTCCAGAAAATGAAGGTAAGATCTTTTTCTATGAAATCTCTACTTCCATGAAGGATAAGATTCAATCTGCTGTAGATCCAAGCGAACAGGATAGAGCATTAGGTGCAACACCTAAGGAATTGTTTAATCCATTGCAAGGTAATTCTTTTCGGTTAGTTTCAAAGAAAGGTGCTAATCAACAGATCAATTACGATAGTTCTGAAGTGATTAATGAGGTATCATCAATTTATCCTTCTGTTGAAGAAGCATTGACTGATATTAAAACTAATACACATAAATTATCTGATTTGTTAAAGCCTGAATCATTTATGACTTATGATGAACTCAAAGATAAATTGGCTTGGGTTACTTTTTCAGAAGGCTCTGCTGGTGCGCAAACTGTGCAAACTGTGCAAACTGTGCAAACTGTGCAAACTGTGCAAGAACCGTTAACTGCTGAAGCTGCTCAACCTGCTGCAACCGTACCAGAAGTAAAACCTGCTCAACCTGCTACACCAGCAAAAAGCACAGATTTAGATTCTTTATTATCTGGATTGATGTAATAATTATAACACGATTACTAAGAATAAGAAATGGGGTGCTTCGGCACTCCATTTTGATTTAGTTTATTAAAAGAGAGGTTTAAGTTGATATTAGTTGATTTCAGTTCCACGTTGCATAGGATGATTCACACGTCTGTTTCAAATGCTAAGCCCAAAAAGAAAGATGGAAAGTATATTACATCAGAATTTATTGGATTGACCAAGTTTTACATATTGCAAGATTTATTTAACATTCAACAAACATTTGGCGCCAAATTTAATGATTTGATTATTTGTTTAGATAAATCTGTGAATGGATATTGGCGAAAAGATGTATATAATGATTATAAAATTCGTCGAAAAATGGGTAGAGATGTATCAGAAGTTAATTTTGGTGAAGTTTTTGCAGAAATAGATGAATTAATCGAGCAGTTAAAACTCAATGCTCCTTGGAAGGTATTAGCTGTTCCTAGAGCAGAAGCTGATGATATAATGCTTATTTTAGCAAAAGAATATTGTGAATCAGAAAAGATACTCATATATAGTCCAGATAAAGATATGATTCAAGCCCAACGCAATACCGATAATGTTGTTCAATATAGTGCATTAACTAAGAAATGGATTACTGGTGATACCAAGTCTGAGGATATGAATGCTTGGATTCAGGAACATTGTATATTAGGTGATTCTGGAGATGATGTTCCTAAGGTAGTAGATTTCACCGAGTATTCTGATGCATTTTTATCATTTTTAAGAACATATAATCTTGAGTTCGATACTCCTATGGAATTTGATGCATCAGAACATTCAGACGAGATTAAAAATGCATTATTCGAAAAATTTGATGTATATAAAACGAATAGAAAAGGCGAATCCACTGGATTTAAGGATATTTACAAAAATATCCGATTTGGTCCTAGTACATTACAGAAGAAAATCAAAGAGTTTGGTACAGTTGATAATTGGTTAGATTCTCATCCATTGTATAGACCTCATTATGATAGAAATTATATTTTAGTTATGGAAGAAGGAATTCCTACCTATATTAGAGAACAAACGATGGAAGAATTCCGAACAGCCTCGACTAAATATAATGATATCGAATTTGCTGAATACTTAACCAATAATGGGTTAAAGTCAATTTTAATGGAGTTACCATATAATTTTAAAATAACTAGAGATTTAAGTGCTGATGATTTTGGGTGGTAACGGTGGTAATTAATAATTTTATTATGGAGTGAACATTGTCAATTTGTTTTTTCAATTATTCTGGTACAAAGTTAAAGTATGCAAGTTTAATAAATGAATATATAAATTTGATTCAAACCAAGCAGAATGCCAAAATTTATATTGAACCATTTCTAGGAAGTGGTTCAGTATTTTTTAATTTGGAATCTGAATTCGATGAATATATTTTAAATGATATAGATAGAAATATCATTCGCATCTTTCAATCTTTTAAAGATTGTTCATATGATTATTATTATTCTAAATGTTCAGAAATATCGAATAAGTTTGGTTCTATGAAAGAAAAAGAAAATTATTACACATTTAGAAAACATTTTAATACGCATCATTGGAATAGTAATTCATTAGATGAAGGAATTTATCTGCATTTATTGGCTAATTCATGTATTAACTCCATGTTGAGATTTGGTCCAAATGGAATGAATCAAGGTTCCGGCAAACGAGAAAAGTTTTTAACAGAAGATGAATTCAACTGTATTAATTCAAAGTTAAAGAAAGCCACGTTAACATCTGTATCTTATAAAGAATTATTAAATATGGATGCTTTATATTTTTTGGATCCACCATATTATTCTTGCGATTCATCTTATGCTTCTTTTTCAGAAAAAGATTTAATCGAATTTGTTGAACTTATTCAAGATAAACATTATGTTTATACAGACATTCTAAATGATTTAAATGACTCAATTCCATTCAAACAAAAAATAAGAACAATGAGAACATCTGCTCCATCCAGTAATAAAAAACAATTAGGTATTCATGAAGAATATATATTTGTTTCAGAAAATATAAATAAAGATTGGTAAAAGGAAATATTATGACGTCCATTTTAGTAAAGGTAGTATTGTTTCTGTTGAGTCAGAAACCTATTCAATTATATTTGTTGAAGAAAGGAACTGCTATTCTCGAAAGTGAATCAAGAGAAACTGATGCATTTGGCAGATTCGTAAATAAACACAAACGCCAGATTCAAACAATTGTTAAGAAAGAAGTACAATTATCTGAATCCATTCTAGACGAACGGTTTCTAAATTCTTTGAAATAAATGAGTATTTCTAGAATTGATAGAAAATACTTTTTATTAGCAATTGGATCATCATATGTCGCTAAAGATTCAGATGAAGATATAGCTGTTCGTTGTCCGATTTGTGGTGATTCTAGACAAAAGAAAAGAAGTGCCAGGCTTCACTTATATTCTAAAGGTGAAGTTACGAATGTGAATTGTTTCAATGGTACTTGTGCTGCACAAAATAAATCGGTATATGGTTTTTTACGAGACTTCTTTCCAAATCTTCTTTCTAATTATAAAAAAGAAGTATTTGGAACAACTATTGAGAAATTAAAAGAAGGAACGGATGTTTTCGGCAGATTTCGTTCAACTAATTATACTACTCAAAAAGTTGAAAAAGTTGAAAAAGTTCAAAAAGTTGAGCAAGCACCTGTACAAGTTCAAGATTTGTCGATTTATATGAGTGAATTGACATCCGCAAGCATTAGTTATATAGAGAAACGCGGATTTGATGCTAATACAGTGCAATCAACTTTTGGTAAATGGTTTTATGGGCATCAAGATTTAAAGATTGGTGAAGTAACATATCCAATAACGAATAGTATTATAATTCCATTATATTACGATGGAACGATGTATGGATTTTATTCAAGAAACATTGAATCTAAATCATTTTATACGTATATGAATAATGCAAACATTGGATACAAAATATTTAATTGGTTTAATATAGATAAAAATGAACCAACATATATATATGAAGGAATTTTTGATGCTATTGCTGGTGGATTCAAAAACAGTATAGCATTAATGGGTGCTAAAATTCCAAAAGAAAGATTAGATGAATTGAAAAATCCTATATTCGTGTTGGATAATGATAAAACTGGTCTTCTTAATTCATTAGAATATTCTAAAAAACATAAAGTATATGTTCAGCCTGATAAATATAAGGAAAAAGATGCAAATGAGTTAATGCTCAATCTTGGGCAGAGTGATACGACCTTACTTATCAAACAAAATATATTCTCAGGTATTATGGCGGAAGTCAGAATAAGGGGGAAACTTTAAGGAGAACAGTTTTGTTCATCAATACAAACGACCGCACAGTAAACTTACTTAATGTAAGTAACATCAATATTTTAAATGATACATTAAGAATCATTTTTAATATGAACTATAGTATAAAGATTGACAGAAATAGAAAACAGAAAATGATTAGCGATTATGTTTATTGGGATTCAGATACAATAGAAGAATTTGAAACTAATTTATCTATTTTAAGAGATAGTCGATATTTTGATGAAAATTTCATTGACCAATATGCAGATAAAGGTTATATTAATTTAAATGAAATAAGTTCAATCAAATATGCTGACCATAGAAATAGAGTAATTTTTAATCTGAGTCATCCGATAACATTTACAGATAATCATGGTAATGAACGACTAACATCAGAATTTGTATATAACAATTGTGATACAACCGAAACTTATAACGAATATAAACAATATATTCAAGAACAGACTGAAGGAGATCAATATGGAACTACGGAGCACTGAAGAAGCTAAATCAAATGTTGAGGCGTTTACAGAACGACTTGTTCATCTATTAAATGCTAAAAAAGATATAGATGCAGACATTAAAGCTTTAAAACAAGAATTTAAAGAAGAAGGGGTTCCTGTTGGAATCGTAACTAAAGTGGTTAACAAAATCAAAGCACTTGCCAAAAAATCGAATGATGAAATTTATGAAGAACAAACAATTCAAGATTGGTTAGAAAGCAATACCAAAATCGCAGATAGTATTGGCGAGTTAAATGATGTTTAATTATGAAATACGCACCTTATAGTTATTCTAGATTAAATACACATGTCCAATGCAATAGAAGATTTAAATATCAATATATAGATAAACGACCACAAGGTACTTTTGACAAAACCGCTCTTTTAAAGGGCGGTGCTGTTCATTCTATTCTTGAACACTTTCCGAATACTTCTCCACATAAATTGGCATCTAAATATCTTGGAGTAGCAGAAAAATTCATAAATAGTGAAAAAGGTGCGTTTTATCTTAATAGAAATAGTTCTAGAGAATATAGATTTGGACTAACAGAAAACTTGAATCCATGTGGATATTCTGATAAAAACTGCATGTTCAGAGGAAGTATAGATTATATAGCATTAAAAGGATGTTCGTTAATGCTGAGAGATTGGAAAACCGGTAAACTGAAAGAACAAAAATACCAAGACTTCAATCAATTACTCTTTTATAGTGTTTATTTTTTCCAAAAATATCCAAACATTGATATTATTTCTATTAGTTATGTTTATGTGGAACATGACTTTGAAAATGAATTAATACTAGAAAGAAAGTTTCTTTATAAATATATACAAGAATTAAAAAATTGTGACTGGTTAATGGCTATGACTCTTTATCATAC